CACTTATGGAAGAGGACAGACAAATTATACCTTACATTTTCAAGCAGTTTATTGCTGGCTACAATATATATCCTGCAGAAGGACAGATGATGTATTTATGCATTATCATATAGAGTGCGAAGATTGTGTTGTGCCAACGGTTGACTCAATTACTGACATTGAAAGACCTTTTCCATACTTCAGGGAAATATATCCTGCTAGAGTCAAGGAAAGCATTACCAGAGCCCTGGGATTCATAAATAGGAGAGGAAATCTTGACATCATGAGTGATGTGAAGTCATTGTGCTACAAAGCAGATTTTGACGACTTTAAATCTGGACAATTGCAGAAAGGAGTCATGTGGATCCTGGCAGTAAAGATAGGATTCGGACTATATCACGGAGGGAGGTCTGGCTCAGATGATACTAGGGTTGAGGATCTTCAAGAATATCCTAGGATATATTCTTATAAACTCTACCGTGATAAATTGCTGATCAACATTGCTCACGTTCTGATTGTGTTAGCAGCAATCGAGATAGATAAAGTTCCAGAAGGGGTAGAATTGCCGAAAGTTAGGAAGAGAGCAACTGATAAGCTGTTGGGAAAGCATATTGGTGGATTTAAAGGGTTGGGTGGTCTGACATTGGGAAGAACTGATGAAAATCCATCAAATGGACACCTCTTTATGTCGGGCACTTTTCCCGAAACAGTCTTCTCCATACTCAATACTTCCAAGACAGCATTGATTGAAACAATCGGTCAAGTGGGAACCATTTCACTTGAAGAATTGGGCCATATTCCTGTAGCAAAGGGATCTCTCACAAATAAGCAATACAGATTTCTGATTATGATGAGATGCACATTGGAACACCATTGTTCTCATTACTTCAGACATTTTAAATCTATACCCGAAGATGAAGAGAGTCATCCGAGCTGTCCACACCAGTGTGTGTGTTGGTCATTAGCAAAGACTCCAATGGTGGACATGAGTTTGGATAAGATGGTCAAATCCTTGGCAGTATTAAAGGAGAAGAGGAATTTGCCGGATGTTGGATGGGGATACATGACATACTCTTCTGAACCTGTTGTTTGTAGAATTGAAACACCAAGATCATTCTCTATGGGAAATAGGTCAATTGAAGTACAAAGGCCAAGAACAGTATTCAGAGAAATCACACTACCTACATCTAGCATATATAAGTG